GTATATCCTTTATTATTATCAATTCTATCTAAGCTAGGGCTATTATCTGTTGATTTACGTCTTCCAACAAATAAAGGTATACCTAGAATAGGGCATAATTTAGGGCATTTAGGAACATCTTTATATGTATATAAGTCCCAATCTAGATTCTTTTCTATAGCTCTTTTTCTTGCATTATCTCTTAATCGTACTCTTGGGTCTTTTCTATGTCTATGTCTTTTCTTTCTTAATTCTGATGCATCTCCTATTTTTGCATAGGATTTTTGTTTTAATTTTACAATACCTTCTTTAGTTCTATTTAAATAACTCATTTTAATTCTCCTTTAATTGAAAAGCCAAAACATAATAAATATAATTAGTTTGTCTATTATCCACAATGATATTAACAATGTTAATTTATTATCTAATGATTCTTTATATTTAGTTTCTTTTTCACTTCTCATAATTAATCCTATAGGGCAAATAGAGATTGAAATGCTTGTTTTTATCCGACTAAAAACAATAGATTACATTTTGCTATATTGCAACTGCATACCGTTGCCGTATTATTTGCCCTAATTAAAAATCTCTACTGGAGAGTTTTCTTAAAACATATTTCTTTAAATCTATATCTTGTCTATCAAGCCACTTGAGTAGCTTTCTAAAATCTCTGTCCATTAAAGGACCTTTTCTTGTATTACATCTTCCACATATCATTTGAAGATTTTTAGGAGTTGAATTACCGCCCATAGAGAGAGGAATGATATGGTCACATGCCATATTATTAACCAGCAACTTCTGATTGCAATAATTACAGGTGCGTCCATATACCACGTATAATAACTCACGAACTTCCTCCAATGATATGTCAAATTCGACTTCATATTCCTTGCTCCTTCTTTTCAAAGTTGACCTTAATGTTGAGGACTTTTTCATTAATCTATGGAATGTTTTTTTAGCAAAAGTACCATGATGTCTTTTTAGTTTTTTGCTAAATTTTCTTTCCCAGATAGTTAACCTATTAGGGGACCTTCGTCCCCTTTTAGGCTTATAGTATTTCTTTTTATGCGCTGGCTCGTTCATAATCTTTGAATTTTATTAATATATCAGATACTAACGATATATTGAATTGAGTTTCGATTCTCCAGACACCAAAAATGATACTTATTCCAGAAAATCCTTTTGATTTAGTCCTTACTATGCCTATCTTTATCAGACTTAGTAATATAAGGATTATTCTGTCTTCTAACAAAGCAAAATTTATTATTTTACCCATTTATACCCTCCTTAATCTAAATGATGGTGTCCATTCAACTTCTGTGTCGAATAACTCTCCATCGGTGTTTTTAAATAGCCTTACTGCTCTAGTTTTAGAATTAGATTGACCATTCAATCCAATTACTTTTCTTGAAGCATTCTCAATCGCACCTGAACCTTTACCAGCATACAAATCAAGAACTTCATTTCTGCTGTATTCTCTGCTTACTTGCGATATTTGAATTACAATCATATCATTATTTACTGCCATATTTGACAAACCGTGTGATATATACTTAATCTTTTCATATTCACCTCTATAACTCATAGGTGTTTCTACTAAATCAATATAATCTACGATTAATAATGCTGGTTGCAATTCTCTTACTTTATCTGCTATTTTATCTAAAGAAGGCGATATAGTTTGAACTTGTACATGTTCTAACTTATCTTTGTTTTGCTTGTATAGCTCTTCATATCGTCTATTAACTTCTTCTTTACCTTTTCCTGATACTATTTGAAGATGTCTTCTATGCATATACCATGATGAAAGCTCTAAACTTAAGAATAATGTAGGTATTTGCCATTCAACTTTTATATCGTGATTAACAAAGTCTACACCAAATGCTAAATTTTGAGCAAAAGTAGTCTTATTAGACCCTGTTGGTCCAAAAATAGTAACTAACTCACCTGGATATATAACTGACTCTTTTTCTACGCCTAATGCCTTACCTAGGTCTATAGTTTTTCCACTAAAATCAGTTGTTAATCTTTCATGTAATTCTCCTTGCATCTCATCTGAAGATTTAATATCTATAAGATAATCTTTTCTTTCAAAGAACATACATTGAGTCTTACAATGCTCTTTCATTATAGTATCTTGACATCCATATTTATAGTTTCTGTTATAAACATTTTCTACCATTTCCATAATCTTATTTTCGTTCATACTTTTATTGTTCCAATGAAGCATAGAAACTTTAGCATAATGACTTGGGATTCCATGTCTTTTAAAATGACTAATAATCCTCATAGCTGTTATATGCCTATTGCCTTGCTTTGCTCCTTTGTTTAACATAGATTGAACACATGGTACTATTTTGTTTGGTTCTGAAACTTTATTAAACATCTGAATATCTGGAATATCTGTAACTATCGTGCTTTCTAACTCACCTTCTCCAATTAAGTCGTGATACTTAAAGTCCATCCTATTGCTTTTAGCTATCTCAAATATTTGATTAACTTCTAAATTCATAACTTCATCTCTAGTAAGTGGTACTTTATATAAGTTTGTCTTTTTGTTTAGAGTATGTTGAAGTCTATATATACCTGTTCGCATATATATACTAGAATCTAAATTAGGGACAAGCTTTTTTAAAGTTTGTTTAACCACATATGGCAAATCGTTGCCTGCTTTAAAGTTGAATAAAGAGCCTGCTAAAATCAAATGATACCCAGAGCCAGAAAAATAGGTTTGGAAGCTCCCACAACCAATATCCGCTTCTTCTAGCTCTAGAATAACACTTCTCAAGATATCTAAAGTTCTTTCATCTGTATTTTCTTGTCTGTCAATATCAATAGGAATCTTGTCTATGTATCTGATGCCAAAGAAGTCTCTTAGACTTCCATGTTCTTCTACATATTCTACAGCAGTATCATCATATAGATAAACACTTCTGTATACAGGTTCATTACCGATAAACTTACCAAGAGTTTCTACAGGTATTATAATACCTCTATTATTAGGTATTCCTCTAGCTATCTCGACATATTTCATAGATTAGCTAAACCGCTTCCTGAAAGAGTATTTCCGCCTGAATTAGGAACAACATCAGTATCTTTCATTTCTTTAATATAGCCTTTGGATTTCATCCAATTAGCATCTTCTTGGAGTTTAGTTTTATTATCTTCGCTATTTCTATATATCTTATTCCACATTCTGGTATAAGATTTAGCACCTGGAGTTTTTGGATGTTCTCTATAAAAGTATCCTATATAATCCATAGAAGGTTCATAATCAGAACTACCTTTTATAAAATTATCATTAAGATATTTTGCTATATCTTTTATTTCTTTTCCTTCTGGATTTTCCCATCCACCATCTACATTGATTCCTGCTCCACAGCCTATTTCATCAAAGAATTGATATAATCTCTTTAAACAACTTCCACCTGTGATTTTACCACCTTCTTTGTCATAACTGCCTTTTATCTGCATTGTTCTTTCATAGTCACTATCTTTTTGTTTTACTTTCATTTCTAAAAATAAATCACACCAATCAAAGTCTCTTGATTTGTCTGTAAATTCTAAAATGCCAAATTCACAAACACCTACGAAACTAGTGAAAGGTTTATTTGAAGTGACTTCTGGTTTAAATATCGCCATTATTTCTTCTCCTTATAGATTAGATTCCATTTTAACTCAATATCCTTACCCTTTAGGTGAGGACTTCTACTTCCAGCTTCAAGTGCTTCATTTGCTTTAAATGAAACCTTTAGCTTTCCTTTTTCATCATCTCTATAGACATAACCTATAGCATCACAATCAGCCATTAACATATTCTTTAACTTTCCTGTTAAATCTAAGCTTTCTGGCTCAACTATAGCTTTACTATCTACAACGGCTCTCGCCCATTTCCTATGTCCGATGATTATAACATGAGGAAATATCTCTTTAAGAAATTGTACCGTATTTAATACTTTTTCTCTTACCATACCAAAACCTTTACCAAAGGCTAAATCTTGGACAGCAGATACATTTTCTTCTTCACAAACTGAACTTTCTGCCCATGCTGCTATTTTATCTATTGTATCTATAGCTACATATTGGTATTCATGTCCATCTTGTGCTTGTTGTAAGAGTTTTATTAACTCTTCTCTACTATTGACTGACTCCACATATCCTTCAATCATATTTGCTCCACCTTCTGTGTCAATTATTAGACAATCATTTAACTGACTTAAAGCTGTAGTTTTACCAACTTTAGGTGCACCATACAATAACATTGTTTTAGGATTTTCGGAGACGGCCTTTCTTTTGACTTTTTTAAGTGCCATACTTTTCTCCTATTTTGTTAAATAGGCTGACTCAAATTATAATATCTAAGCCAGCCTATTAGATTACAACATATCTAGCTTTTATACAAGGTATTTTTCTGTATATAAGTGGTTGGAAAATTAAAAGACAAAGCTGCCTCGTGAGGTTGTTTTGTCAACACCTTACGAACGGTATTTGCTATAAAACTTCCACTCATATTTGAACAATAACTCGTTGCCTTCATGTTGCAAGGTTCGGAACTCCCCTCCTTATCTGAATACCAGCATTTCTGATACTCCTTAAGTGTGGGTTTGACAAAAGTATATTGCTGATAATGCTCAGCGCCCATCCTTCCATCTATGAGTAATCCAGGTTTAAATCCTTTGTATGATAAGCATATCTTCATAGCTTCTAACCTAGATTTCATACTATCAAATCCTAAGATAATAATATCTTTTTCATTTGAATACATGAAAGTTTCAAAATACCCTGTCATTTCTGTTATTTCGCAATTTGGATTAATATCTTTTAATAATGAACTTAAAGCTGATGTTTTATATTGTCCCAAGTGAGAATGCCCGTATTGAGAAACACCTATATTAGCTGTCTCTACCTTATCTAGGTCATATAAAATAAAACTTTCAGCTCCCATTCTACATAACTGGGTAGCTGCGGCGCTACCAATAGCACCACAGCCCAGTATATGGAAAATATGTTCATGTAAAGTATCAATTAATCCAGAAGAGCGTTGATTAACAATACCAGCCATAATAATCCCCCTCTTCATATTGATTTTTACATAACTCATCTTTAAACTCCAATAACTCTACCTCCCAAACATATTGAAACTTATTTATAAGCTCCTCTTTGCTTCCTTGAGGTATAGTTATTTTATAATCAGTTATTTTCTTTTGGTCTAATAGAGTCTGTAAAGATTTTAAGCTCTTTTTAAATTTAGGAACACTTAATTCGCCTTCCATAAATTTATCTATTATCTCATCTATAGTTTCTAT